CTTTCATAGAGGCGAAATAATAAGCAGCTATACCTAAAGTACCAGCTCGACATGTACCGATAGGTTCTTTATTAGGATCTAAATGTGAATAAAAATAATAATCACTATGGTTATATTCCATGCTTCTTAATTTTGACTAAATATAACTTTAAGAAATTAGGAGGCCAAATTAATTATAAGAATTTTAAATTATTTTGAGGATTATGTTTAATATAACTACCCCATTTGTATTTAGCATACTCATGACAATTAAATTCATATTGCCTTGACAACTCTATCTGTTCAGGAGTTTTAGTACTTACTGAGACAAAATGGTAAAAATGGCAATTATATGTTCTTACTAGTTGAAGTCCATTCATTTGGCATTTCATAAAAAATTCCCAATCAGCTACAAAACCACTTGGTGATGGGTAATCTTCAGCAAATCCACCTATTTTAAGAAAATCCAATTTGTCTATAAAAATAGGAAATGTAGAGCCATTAAATTCAACTTTATCTACAGATAAACTATTTTCATAATTCCAAAATGTTTTTAAATCAAATGTTTTATGATCACGTCCTAAATCTTTAATATGGAATTGGGGAAACATACTTGGATATGGTTCAACTTGATTTGGAGCAAATACCCACCCTGGTTGGTGTTTTTCTTCTAGTTTAGTATCCCAGTTTTTAGGAAACACATTATCATCATTAACAATTAGTATTTTATCACATTGAGCGTTGAATACACCTAAATTAGTAGCTCGACATGTTCCAACATTTTCTTCTAAATTTAAGATATCAATATGTTCAGACCATTTTTCAAGTACTTCTTTATTAATGTCATAAAAACCATCTACAACAACTATAATTTGGTTTTGGTTTTGTTGTCCTTTAACAGCTGATTCAAGACATAAATCAAGAATTTCAGGTGTTTTAAATGTTGGTATAATTACACTTATCATGATTAAATTGTTTTATAGTAACCTCCAATTTGGAATTTAATTTTTGTATTAATTGAACTATGCTCACTAGGAACATAATTTGAGTATTTAATTACTCTAAAATCAACACTTATTCTAGCTTTACCTGTTGAGTTGATTTTATTACCATGCATTAGATTACATCCATCCCATTGAATGCATTCTCCATAACTGCAATTCATAGGTGAAAAATCACTTTTATCCTCTTCTGATTCAACCCAAATAGTATTTGTATCAAAAGCATCTGTAAATGGTAAGAAGAAATTATCTTCTTTTACTTTAGCTGCCCATTCTCCATTTCGATAATGTTTATCTTTATGAAACTCACCTACAGCTATATTATTAGGGTAACACACTCTAAAAGTAGGGATAGCTTGATATACTATTTGTTCATTATAAAGTGGTTTAATAACTTCTAAAATAAACTTATCATACATTTGAATAAAACCCTTAGTACGAGCATATTCATAGAATAATTTATGCCAATTTGTACTTTGGTCTTTTTCTCTAGTAAATACTTCTATATTATCATTTAAATCAGATAATTCATTTATCTGAAATAGCTCCTCTAATTTTTGTTTAAAAGGAAATTGGTTTAGATTATAATTAATTTTTCTCATATTTTACTCCAATCTGTTAAAGGTGATAACCAGGCTGTCTCTCCATGAGTTGAATATCCTGGTATTGGGGTTATTAATAATTTATTTTGTTCTCTTAGTTCTAAAAACATAGGAAAATCATGAGGGTGAGTTCCATTAGTCCATTTTCGTAAAATATCTTCAGTATGTTTTAAAGTAGATACCTTAGCGGCAAATGTCATTGTTGTGCTATTTGTTATCTTCCAATGGCATGAATCTGTTAAATACACTCTAGTATCCTCAGCTCCACCCTCACAATATGGATTACCACCTTGATCTGGCCCTTTATATTTGTCAGGGTGGTCATATAATGACACAAAAGATGCTCCTAGATCAAAACCTTCTTTAAGAACTTTATCTGAATTAGGTTTATGTAGGTAATCGTTTTCTAAAAAATAAACAATTTCATTATCATAACTTTGAAGTGCCTCATCCAATGCTAAATTAAAAGTACCAGCCCCATGGCCTATAGAAACATAATAAACATAATCCCTAGAAATATATTTTTGGATCATACTATTTGTATTTTCAGATATATTATCTGCTATGATAGACCAATCATATTCATATGGAGGAAAAACTTGTAAAGCGTTTCTTAAACAATTTTCATTGTCAATGTAATTAGGTTTTACTTTATTGTAACCTACGTCTGATATGCGATATATTATTTTCATATATTTATTTAACTATATAACATCCTGCTGGAAATCCTGAGTCATCTTGGGTATGCTTGGTATCTAAGTCTAGTTTTTCATTTGTTACTGGGTGGAAAATATACTTAGGGAGATTTCTTTGGTGAAAAAATGTTTTAATAGCGTCTAAAGTTTCATATAAACATGAATCATCAAAAATAATATACCCACCAGGTTGAACTTTATCATATAATTCTTCTAAGGTTTCTAATGTAGCTGAATAAGCATCTACATCTATTCTTAATAATGCTATTTTTTCTATTCCAGATGTTGGAAGGGTATCTTTAACAAATCCTTTTAAAAATTTGATTCTGTCTTGATCTCCTAAACCATATGATTTAAAATGAGATTGTACTTCTTCTAAACTAATAGCGAGGGGACCAACAGCATTATGGGTAAAATAAGGAGTATGTCTTTCTTTATTATATTGATGTTTAGCTATCTCTAAGGGTTGAAATCCTTCAAATGAATCACACACCCAAATATTTTTATCTTGAAACATATAACTTAAAAATATAGAAAATCCTCCTCTCCAAACTCCACACTCAACAACATCTCCTTCTATTTTTGATATGTTATCATGATGTTTAAAAATAGTTTTAAATTCATTAGGATTAACCATTGTAATCTTATCATCAATAAGATCTTGAACTAAATCTTCATATGTTGTTATTGTTTTCATATAATGTTTTTTTCTTTTAATTGTTGTATTCCTTTTTGTAAATATTCATTCATTTTAGATTCAAATTGTTGACGTTGATTTGGAATATTGTTTAATTTAATCAAATTTCTATAATGTTTAGATAAATTTTGGTTTTTTAATGGACCTATCTCATATTCACATATTAATTGATTTTTTAAAACATAATGTTGAAAATCAACGTTATGTTTTTTAGCATGTTGAGATAAAATCATTGAAAACCAATCACACGGGCCATACCCTTCCCATTCTTTTAAAGGAGCATAAAAATTTTCAAATGCTTTACTATTACTCAAATCTAACCATCCAGCCCACTTATGAGAATTGTTAGGTGTTAAAACTACATTATCATTTAAGTTTTTATTAAAATTTCTTACATCAAAAACATCTAAATTATTCCAATTTTCATATGGAATATCATCCCAATTTGGATGTGTTACTACATCCCATGTTGAATCCCACAATTTAGAGACTTGAGGGGTTATTATAAAATATTCATTTGAGATACATTTTGAACTTTCAATTAAATATGATATAAGATTTTCACTAAAATACATATCAGGATTAAGAATTATATAATAATCTATTTTATCTTCTATGGATTCAACCATAGTATTTAATCCACCATATATTTTATCTCCTTCATATATTTTAAATCTACAAATGTAGTCTTTTAGTAACGGTTGTATATTATTAAATTTATCAATAAAAAATTCTTTAGGTATTTTACTTTCTTTCCAATTAATTATATAATCAGATAAATTTAAAGTCACATCAACATATATTTTATCATCACTATTAATATGATACTTTGATTTTTTTAATTGAATAAATGATAATAAAGCATAATCCAATTCCCAAGGCATTAAATGACAAGTAATTTTATAATTCATTATAAATAAAAATTTTATCTACTCCATATTCATCAACTAGTTTGTAACCTAAACTATTTACTAATTCTAAAACTTTTTCAGAACTATTGTTATACCTATTTAACCATTTCTCACAGAATTCAATACATAATACAGGTTTATATTTTTTGATAGTATCAATCGCCCCTAATAAAACATTTAATTCATATCCTTCTACATCTAATTGAATTAAATCACATCCAGTTAAATTTAAATTATCTATAACAATAGTGGGAACATATCCTGGTCCAATGATATGGACTCCCCCAGTATCATGAGGACGATCAGGTCTAATAAGTTGCTGAGTAGCTACTGGAGTTGGAGTATTTCCAACACAGCATTGCATTTTTATCACATTGGGTGAAGTGATGTTTTGGTTTAAACAATAAAAATTTACGGGGTCAGGTTCAAATGTATATATAGTGTTAAAATGTTCAATGAATTTACTAAGTAAAAAACCACAATTTCCTCCTGCTTGAACCATTATGTTTTTATCTTTAACATATGGGAGAATTTTATTAGCTATATCAGTGAACTGGTTTTGCCCATTCCAACTGTTTTCATCAATGATGGGCCATACCCATTTATTATCTTTTAATGTTACTTGATCTTTCATTTTTATAATAATTTATTGTTTTTGCTAACCCAGTTTTTAAATCTATCTTACAATCTATACCTGTCACTGTTTTTATTTTACTATTATCTCCACAAATGTATTTTGATACAGACGGTTTCATATTTATATCATCAAATATAATATCACTTTTACTATCAGCCAAATTATATAATTGAGAAATAATATATTTTAATTCATATTCTTTTCCTGAGCAAATGTTATAGACTCCTATATTATTAGATAAGGCTAAAGCATAAATAAAATTAGTAAAATCATCAATATATATATAGTCAATAATAGTATCACATTTATCTAATTTTACTAAT